GATAATCTCAGAACTAAAATGATGCAAGATTATGAATTACCACCTTACGACTTTATTGGATAATGGCACTTAATCCCTTCTTCTTACAAGGTTCACAAAGTGAACAGAGACTGATTCAAGAGTTGATTAATGAACAACTCACGATTTATGGTGTTGAAGTTATTTACCTTCCTCGTAAAATAGTAAATAAAGATTCAGTTTTAAATGAGATACAATCGTCAAAATTTGATGATAATTATGCCATAGAAGCATATGTAAACACATATGAGGGATATGGTGGTGCCGGAGATATTATGACTAAATTTGGAATGAGTTTGAAGGATGACCTTACAGTAACCATTTCAAAAGAAAGATTTGAGGATTTTATAGCACCATTTTTGGGAGAAATGAGTGATGATGAAATTATTGTAGATGGTAGACCAAGAGAGGGAGATTTAATATATTTTCCGTTAGGTGAAAGATTATTTGAAGTCAAATTTGTTGAACATGAACAACCTTTTTATCAATTAGGTAAAAATTATGTTTATCAATTAAAATGTGAACTATTTGAATACTCGGATGAACTTGGTGGATGGGATCAACTCAGTACTACCACAGAGGAAATTGATAGTGTTCTTGAAGATCAGGGATATATTACTTCCATATTGATGATTGGAGCTGGAACAACGGCACAAGCAGTAGCTCATAATGGAACAGGATATATAAGAAAAATATTTTTAAATGATGATGGAAACGGATATACATCAACACCAATAGTTTCTATATCAACTTCCCCAAATGGTAATGATCTTGCAAATGCAACTGCTGTTGCAATTACAACTACATCAGGAAATGTTCAATCAGTAAAAGAAATATTATTAACAAATGCCGGATTTGGATATACCGAAGCACCCACCATATCAATTACAGGTGGAGGTGGAACCGGTGCAATAGCAACATGTTCGATTGAAACTACAGACTTTGGTGCAGTTAGATTTGATACATCACCAGGATCAGGATATCCAATTCCACCAGTAGTTACGGTCGGAGCACCAGTGCCATCAAGTTCTGGAGCAGCAGCAACATGTACACTTAGTGACTTTGGTACTGTTATTGGGTTTACCATATCAACTGGTGGACAATTTTACAAACATGCTCCAAATGTTACAATAAGTGGTCCAGCAATAGGCAATACTGCTACTGCTACTGCGTTAGTTAATTCTGGTATAGTTACCGGATTTACAATTACAAATGGCGGATCTCTTTACTCAAATCCACCAACGGTAAGTATTGCAAATACTGTTGGAGATAAAGATTATATTTCTTCCGGATTAACAACTGCCATTGTAAGGGCAAATGTTTCTGCCGAAAATAAAGTAACTTCAATTCATATTGTAAATCCAGGAAATGGTTATGATCCTATACAATCAGTAACCATAGCAGATCCTCCTACTACAGGAATTGGAACATTTACCTTTAATGAACTTGTTACGGGTTCTATTTCTGGTGCAACGGCTAGAGTTAAAACATGGAATAAATCTGATAATGTTCTTAAAGTTGGAACAACAAACGGAACATTTGTTCCTGGAGATGTTATTGTTGGATCGGCATCATCCGCAAGATATTCTGTTGATATTATTCAATCTGCGGAATTTGCTGATAAATATGATAAAGGTGAGCAAATAGAAACATTGGCAGACACCTTTTTGGATTTTACAGAAACTAACCCATTTGGTACATATTAATGTTAGGGACTTATTACTATCATGAAATAATGAGAAAAACAATTGTTGCCTTTGGCACATTGTTTAATCAAATTAATATACGTCATGACGATGCATCTGGAAATACTTATAGTGATTTAAAAGTTCCTTTGGCATATGGACCATCTCAAAAATTTCTTGCCAGATTAGAACAACAGGAAGATTTGAATAAACCTGTTCAGATAACCCTTCCAAGAATGTCATTTGAAATGAATAATATTCAATATGACTCTACAAGAAAGACAGGTATTACACAAACTTTTAAAGCAGTTGATAAAGATACTTCTGCCGTAAAAAAAGTTTTTATGCCGGTTCCATATAATATTGGTTTTGAACTTAATATTCTTTCAAAATTAAATGATGATGCACTTCAAATTGTAGAACAAATTTTACCATATTTTCAACCATCATTTAATGTAACAATAGATTTAATTAGTTCTATTGGTGAAAAAAGAGATGTTCCTATCGTTTTAGATAGTATATCATTTCAAGATGATTATGAAGGAGATTTTTCTACAAGGAGAGCATTAATTTATACTCTCAGATTTACAGCAAAAACATATCTATTCGGTCCTGTTGCAGATAGTTCTGAAGGTCTTATCAAAAAAGTTCAGGTCGATTATTATGCAGATACAAATACACAAACTGCTAAACGTGAAGTAAGATATACGGCAACACCAAAAGCATTAACAGATAAAAACAATGATGGTGTTATAAATGAGGCAGATGATGCATTGCTAACAGCAGATGATGATTTTGGATTTAATGAGACTACCACTTTTTTCTCAGATTCTAAAACATATAGTCCAACTCAAAAAACTGACGTTTAATAAATCATGACTGATAATGATATGAATGATATTGTGCCAGTTTCTGGTGAAATTATTCCAGAAAATAAAGATATTCAAAAAGATTATGAATATACAAGAGCAAACTTATACTCATTAATTGAGAAAGGACAAGAAGCAATTAATGGTATAATGGAACTTGCTGGTGAAGGAGGCAGTCCCAGAGCATATGAAGTTGCAGGTCAATTAATTAAAAGTGTTGCTGATACAACCGACAAATTAGCAGATCTTCAGAAAAAAATAAAAGATCTTGAGGAGGATGGGAATAAAACACCAAATAGTGTCACTAATAATGCCGTATTTGTTGGTTCTACATCCGAACTTCAAAAAATGTTAAAACAAGGTTTTCTAAATAATAACACGGATCCAAAATAAAAGATGTCGAAGTGTAAGACAGGTTACTATTACTGTTATACAGACAAAAAATGTAAACCAATCTCTAAAGGTTTAAAAGTTACTGCTAGATTTTCTGGTGGTGGTAAAGAACCTGAAGAAGTTGGTATTGATAAACCGCTAAATGGAAATGGAAATCACTCAAATGGCAATGGAGATGGGAGCGGGAGCTCTAATGGTGGCTCTAATGGAGGAGTCAGTGAAGGATCGCTTCATAAATGGTTTAAGGGATCCAAATCAAAAGATGGTAAAGGTGGATGGGTCAATGTCGTCACAGGTGGGACTTGCGCCAGTGATGAACCAGGAGAAGGAACACCAAAATGTGTTTCATCATCAAAACGAGCAAGCATGAGTAAGGCAGAAAGACTTTCTGCCGCCAGAAGAAAAAAGAAAGCAGACCCAGGACAACAACAAAAATCTGGTGCCGCAAAACCAACTTATGTCTCTACAGATAAAAAGAAAATGAAAAAAGAAGAAGTAGAAGTAACAGAAGCAAAGGACAAAAAAGGTAAGGGTAGTGGTACAAAAGATGCTTGCTATCATAAAGTAAAGTCTAGATATAGTGTCTGGCCATCTGCATATGCCTCAGGTGCCCTTGTGAAGTGCCGTAAAGCAGGTGCTGCTAATTGGGGTAATAAGTCCGAATCTGTGGATTACTCGAACTGGAGAGATGACTTTAAGGCAATGAATTATGAGTTCATCGATCTCATTAAACCAGAACCTTTGAATAATGAGCAGATTGATGAAGGACAAAAATGTTGGAAGGGTTATGAAAAGAAAGGAACCAAAAAAATGTTTGGTAAAACCTATAATAATTGTGTAAAAAAAGAAGAAACTGAAGTAAAGGAGAGTCATAAAAATCCTGAAAGTGTAAAAGGTATTGCTAAAGAATTAGATAAAGCAGTTGAAATGCATAAAAGTCAAGCAAAAAGACTTAGGAAAGCTGGTGTATCTGAAGGCAAATCTGATGGTGATCCTTGCTGGGATACTCATAAGCAAGTAGGTATGAAGAAAAAGAATGGTAGAATGGTTCCTAATTGTGTTCCAAAAGAACAGTTTTCTGATTGGAGATCCGAATTAGATGAAGCAGCTGCCTGGACAAAAAAATCTGGTAAAAATGCTTCGGGTGGATTAAATGAAAAAGGTCGCAAGTCTTATGAAAGAGAGAATCCTGGTTCAGATCTAAAAGCACCATCTAAAAAAGTTGGCAATAAAAGAAGAGCATCATTCTGTGCAAGAATGAAAGGTATGAAAAAGAAACTTACTTCTGCCAAAACAGCAAATGATCCAGATAGCAGAATTAATAAATCTCTAAGAGCTTGGAATTGTTAATTTGATGTTATGAGTGAAGTATATCTTGGTAATCCTAATTTAAAAAAAGCAAATACACCGATCCAATTTACTGAGGAACAAGTAATTGAGTTTCTCAAGTGTAAAGAAGATCCGGTGTATTTTGCTAATAAGTATATTAAAATTGTTTCTCTTGATGAGGGTCTAACACAATTTCATCCATACGACTTTCAAGAAAAGTTAATTAATAATTTTCACAATAACAGATTCAATATCTGTAAGATGCCAAGACAGACTGGTAAATCTACTACGGTGGTATCTTACCTTTTACATTATGCCGTATTTAATGATAGTGTAAACATTGGTATTCTGGCAAACAAAGCAGCGACTGCAAGAGAATTGTTGCAAAGATTGCAAACTGCTTATGAGAACTTGCCTAAATGGATGCAACAGGGTATATTATCCTGGAACAAAGGATCTATGGAGTTAGAAAATGGCAGTAAGATATTGGCAGCTTCTACGTCTGCAAGTGCTGTCCGAGGCATGTCGTTTAACATTCTCTT